TGCGACCACTGTAGAAAAGATTTTAAAAGTTTGAGTATACGAGAGATTCAGTCTGATTGGTATTCAACAACGGAGTATCATGCGTTCTATCGTTCAAAGTGTCGCGCATGTCATGCGTGGTGCATACGATTGATTACTGACAAACATAGAGACTCATTCTGGTTTCGCTCAAAGTTTGTAGCGCTTGATAGAGGTAAAGCATTTACGGATACTATCCAACCATGGCAAACTGGATTTAATTTATATTATAGTCATAAAAATAAATAACAATGAAAATATCAAACAATTATATCGCTGTAGAAAAATTACCAGAAGAAGAAAAGACAGGTTTCCAATCCGTGGATGTGCAGGATAATTTTTTGTACAAAGGAAAAGTGTATGCGTTACCAGAAGCTCCTGTATACGTGGGTAATACCTCAGTTGCGATTGGTGATACTGTTGTGTTTGCAAAGTATTCACCTGATACGCATGAGTATAAAGAAAATGGACTTGATTTAAAGTTCGTGTCAGTGCGTGATGTATTAGCTGTTTTATAATTCTACAATGTCTAAACAAATACTAAATGGTAATGAGGCGCGAGTAAAAGTAAAAGCAGGACTTGATAAGGCATGTGATGCAGTGCGCCCAACACTCGGTCCAGTCGGTATGACTGCGCTTATTGAGTATCCAGGACTTGACCCTATACAGGCTGACGATGGTGTTACTATTTTGAAAAATATTGACCTACAAGACCCGTACGAGCAGATGGGTGTACTTATGCTCAGAAAGGCTGGTTTACGCACGTCTACAGAGGGTGGAGACGGTACAGCGACCACTACAGTGCTGACTCAAGCACTTGTCGCTGAGGCATTTAAGGAAATAGGGAATGATTCGTCTAAGATTCGCGTGGTACATGAGCGCTTACAGAAAGGATTGCAAGAGGTGCTTGCTCGATTGTCAGAGATAAAGCGTGATGTCAGTATTGAACATATTGAAAACATAGCAACGATATCATCGCTTGATGCTGATGTTGCAAAACTTATCAGTGAGATAATTAAAGATGTTGGAGTTGATGGCGTCGTGTCTGTTGAGAAAGGTGCTCAGATTGGATACTCAAAAGAAGTAGTTAAAGGTGCTCGATTCGATAAAGGGTTGATTTCTCCATATTTTATAAATGACCCTGCAAACACTCAAACTGTTTTGAATGAACCGTATATTGTTCTGGTTGACCGGAGAATTAGCATGAATGAGCAAATACTTGGGCTACTCAATTCAATTGGTACTGGTAAGGATATTCTTTTTATTGCAGATACCGTTGAGTCTGTAGCGCTTGGAACACTTGTACATAATGCGGTAAACAAAATCGCAAACATAGCATGCGTGCAAAATCCATACTCAGGTTCACGCGCTAGGGATTTTCTTGAAGATATTGCGTACCTCACTGGGAGTGCTGTTATTTCAGAAGAAAAAGGTATGAAGCTTGATAAGGCAACTGTACAGGTTTGTGGTAGAGCTGAGAAAGTCATTGTTACTAGAGACACAACAACAATTATTGGCGGATTTTCTTCACCACTTCTTTCAGAGCGAGTGAGTGCAATTCAGTCTCAGATAGCATCTACGACAAGTGAGTTTCAGAAGAAAATGCTTGAAGAGCGTCTTGCATGTTTGACTGGAGGTATTGGTGTTATTCGCGTTGGTGCATACACTGATAGTGAGTTTAATGCTAAGAAATATAAGTTTGATAACGCTATCAATTCTGCACAAGCCGCACTGCAAGAGGGAATTGTCGCAGGTGGTGGTGTTACGCTGATGCGATTGAAGTACTTAGTGAATGAGCCAATGTTTAAACGCGCGCTATCTGCTCCATTTAAACAGATGTGTAAGAACGCTGGAATTGATGATGATATCACGTTAGAAAATCAGACATGCGATACCGGTATCAATTTCAAGACTAAAGAGTATGTAAACATGTTTTCTGAGGGCATTATTGACCCAGCAAAGGTTGTACGCATCGCGCTTGAATCTGCAACAGCTATTACCTCTTCATTGGTGACAGTTGAGAGTTGTATTGTTAACGAGGTAACAGATGAAAAAACAGGATAAACAATATTATTCTATCCTCCAGTGGATTGTCACCGAGGGTATCGTTAGTGAAAAGGGTGATGCCTTTGATTTCAAAGACCGCCCGTTTCTTCTCGATATCCTCTGTGATTGGAATCCTAATATCGTTTTGACCGCGTGTGCTCAGGTTGGTAAGAGTGTTGTCTTTTCATTAAAGACATTGTTTGCAGTGAAGCACCTACAGTTTAACGTCATTTATACTTTCCCAACTGATGATGCTGTGCGTGAGTTTGTTGGTACAAAGTTCAACAAGATAATTCAGGCAAACCATGAGCAATTTCTTGGAATGGAAATTGACTGTGTTGAGCGAAAAGAGTTAAACGACAGATTTGTATTTTTCAAAGGTACTGTTTCAAAGACTGGTCCTATTTCAACAACTGCTGACCTGTTGATTCATGATGAGATTTCACGCTCTGACCAACATGCAATTGAAACATATAAGTCACGTACAAAATCTAGTCAGTACAAGGGTAGGTGGATGTTTAGCAACCCTGGCACTGAGCGTGATGAGCTTGATTTACAATGGAACAAGAGTGACCAAAAAGAGTGGTGCATTACCTGCCCTCATTGTACAGATGTACATTTTCTTGAGTTTCCTGAGTCAATAAACCTAGAGACAAAACAGTACCAGTGTAGGAAATGTAAACAACCAATTCACGATGATGTACGTCGAGATGGAAAATGGATTGCACAGAATCCTGATAGCAAAATCAGTGGGTATCATATTTCTCACCTTATGTGCTGCTGGATATCTGCTGAGGAAATCATAGATGACTCTCATGGTGACCCTGCGTATTTTAATAACTTTGTACTGGGCAAGGCGTATTCTCCTGGTGATTTGAGTGTTTCAAAGGCTACCATTCTCGACCTGTGGACACCAAAGAGTTTAGTAACAGGGCATGTGTATCTTGGTGTAGACGTTGGAAATATTAAGCACTATGCAATACGTTCGTCGAAAGGGCTGTTAAAGATTGGTAGATTTTCTGCATGGTCAGAGCTTGATTCAATTATTGCGACATGGAAACCAACTGCTGGTGTTATAGATGCTATGCCTGACAACACTGCTTCGCGACACTACGTTGAAAAGTACCCATTCATGAAGATGTCGTACTTCCAGGAGAATAATAACAACCCACAAACAATCGTGTGGTGGGGAGAGCATGATAAGAACGGTATTGTTTACTCACATCGTGACAGAGTGCTTGACCAATTTTTTACTAACATGATAGAGGCTAAGTGGAGCATCGGAGTTGAAGCAGATGAGATGTTTCGGTTGTATATCAAGCATTTTGAGACAATGCGCCGTGCAAAAGTAGTGAATAATAAGGGAATTGAACGTTTTATCTGGGATTCAACAACAAGTGAAGACCACTTTGTTTTTGCTGATTTGTACTCATATCTTGCTATGTTAGGCGGTAGTTCTGGTGTATTTTATGCTTCTGGTGAAGAAAAAAAGCAATCTGTGCTCGGTGCTGACAATGTGTATGACATATCACGCGCTTTTAGTGAAAATAACTCATGACAACTGAAAAAATACCAATTTATGTAGCAGATGAAGATGCACGGAAGTTCTTACTTTTTCAAGAGCACTATGAGATATTTAATGTGTTACTTAATGCAGGTGTTTTTAATCAGAAAAGTGCAGCTATTACACTTCATTTTGACCATATTGGCACTTTACGCACGATTCAGAGGGCTGATACACTCTATTTTCGCAAGCATTCTGTATAGTTTTCCACATATTGTCTTTTATTTGTAAAATATATGGTATAGTTCTTAAGTTAGTACTTAGTCCACACCTAAAAAACAGGCGGACATTCTCGAAAGAGGGTGTTCGCTATATTTTGTATGGCAAAATACGATATTTCACAACTAGACGATACGGCAAAAGCTCAACTGATTGAGGCGCGGTGGAGTTCTTCTGCTGAATTGTGGGAAATTGTATCAGCGACATACAAGGCAAACACTGCTGAATACGAAAACAGGGCAAATTGGCTCGATAAGTTGCCGGCTCGTAGACGTGACTACCGTGTGCAAGCAAACCGAGTATTCCCAAACATGGAATCGGTTATAAACTCACTGATTGCAAACCCTCCTGCTTTAAATGTGTTACCAGGTCAAGATGGAGAAGCGTCTAAGGAGCTTTCTCGAAAACTTGAAAGTTTTTATGGTAAAAAGTTCCTTGATAGAAACACAAAGGAAATTGTCCGAAAAGGATTGCGAAATCTATATTTTGGTAGACTTATTGTTATAAAGGCATTTTGGAACCCTCAGATTGATGATTTTGATTTTAAAGCAATTGACCCTCGTAAAATCCGAGTTGGTAAGTATGCGTCTAAAGAGCAAGATACTGAGTTTGCAATAGAAGAAATAGACGACAACCTCTGTGCAGTTGTCGAGCGTTTCCCAGCGAAAAAGGAAGAGTTGATGAAAAAATACGGCATACAGAGTGATATTGACTTGTATGTAAAAAACCCTGACGTGACCTACAAGGAGGCGTGGATTAACGATTCTGTTATTTTCAAGTTGGAGAATATAATCCTTGATACAATCAAGAATCCGTACTGGGATTGGGATGGTGTATTGGTGACACCAGAAGAGGAAGAGTCTTTGAATGCCGCGACTCCTGAGCAGCGCCGTATGCAGTTGCAGTCTATAAAACTTGAGCAAGATACGCGAAATCCGGTACAACAAGAGATGCCAGAAGAGAAAGGAATGCTTGGAAAGATTGGTGATGCGATTCTTTCACCGTTTACTGGTGGGCAAGATGCCTCTGTACCACAGGCGCAATCACAGGATTACAGACCGTATTACTTTAACTATTTCGATAAGCCACGAAAGCCGTATATCTTTGCAACTATTTTCAATAATGAGAATAGCCCTATTGGGCGCACTGATATGATAACGCTTTCTTCTGAATTGCAGCGTGGGGTGAACAAACGAAAGATGGATATTGACGAAAACTGCGAGTTCATGAACGGCGTGCTTAAAGTTGATTCAACAGTGATGGATAAGGCTGATGCACAGCGTATACGCTTTGAGACAAAGGGCTTGATTTGGGGTAAGGGAGTAACTACAGGTGTTGTACGTGAAACAGGTGTTGCGCTCCCAGCACTCGTCTATGAAGATATGCTTGATTCACGACAGGAAATTGACAATATCATGGCTGCAAGCTCAGCATTTCGAGGTGAACGACAGGGGCAGGAGACAAAAGCAGGTAGACTTGCCCTGATTCAGCAGTCATATCTACGCCTAAATGAATTGGTACAAGTAGTAGATTATGTCTATCATGAGATGTTTTCTTGGGCATTCCAACTTGGAAAAACTCGCTATACAGAGCCACATTATGCAAAATGGATGGGTAAAGAGGGTGGAAGAGAGATGATTGATTTGCTCCAAGATGACTTTGAGACAGGCTCAGAAATAACGATTGTTTCTGGTAAAACTCTCCCAGTTGATGATGAGTTTAAGTTTGAGCAAGCACAGAATGATGTCAAAAATGGGTATATTTCTCCTGTTGATTATCTTAAAATCGCTAAATATGATGACTCAAAACAGTTAGCGAAAAATGCTGTTGCATACAAAATAAATCCGGTTGTTGCATCCGGTGTAACACCAGAAGAGATGCAAAATCTACAACCAGATGCACCACCGGAAGAGAAACCACCGTCAATTTCAATTAGTTACGCTGACCTATCGCCAGATGCTCAAGTACAACTTCTCGCAAAGATTGGTATACAGGCAGACCCAAATATTCTTATAGCTGAGAAAATTGCTGATAGAGAAAATGGAAAACAAGAGTTAGAAATTAAAAAGCAATCAGGCAAAAAGCAAGAAGTTGAATCTGAAATAGAAGAGTAACAATTCGCCCTGGGGTATGGCGTTAAACTACTCTCAGTGTTCCTTGAATACAGAGAACTAGACACACATTCATATACATAAGAGCTAGTTCCCTCTGTTCAGGGAAACCTGAATTATAAGTTTAAAGACCAAGCAATCATTCGCAGTCGAAAGACCAAGTGTAATGAGGGGCAGTCAAAAAAACTATGGCAGATGAATCAATTGAAGTTGTACCTAGTGTTGAAGATGGAAATGTTCCAGCAGAAACACCAAATGTAGCAACTGAGACAGTAACTCCACCTGAAAAAACGGAGGCAGTTGTACCAACTGAGCCAGTACAGGAGTTGTTTAAACTTCCTGATGGTAGAGAGGTAGATGCGCCCACATTGGCTAAAGAGTGGAAAGAGAACTTTCTACCTGATTACACCAAAAAAGCGCAAGCATTGGCTGAGATTCAGCGCTCAAAAGAAACACCACCGGCACAGCCTGTGAATAAGTACTCTGACCCTGATTATGTCCCATCATCGTATGAGGAAATAATCCAAGCGGCAAAACAGAGTGCACTTGAAGAGCTTGAATCACGGGAGAAAGCAAAGGTTGCAGAGCAGCGTGCGCTTGAAGATGCAGTCAGCTCACAGCTTGATGAGGTTAAGAAAATTGACCCGTCAGTAAATGAGAATGAGTTGTTTCTTCACGCAACAAAGTATGGATTTAGAAGTCTCGTACAAGCTCATGCAAACATGCGAGATATGCGCGATGTGGTGAAAAAGACGCAGGAAACTACTGCAAAAAATATAGCTAAACGCGCAGACCCAGTTTCAGTCAATCCAGGGGCAACAGGTCAACGACCCGACCCATCGCAATTTTCAAACGCTCTTGAATACTTTAGAAGTTTGAAATAGCGTATTATTGTTTTAAGAAATTAACGTGATTTTTAACCAAGCAGTTACAACAACCACTCGTGAGTTTATTCTCAAGAAAGTGTATGACCAGGTTACTACAGGTACACCAGGACTTATGACGTTCTTGCAGAAACCAAAGGAGTGGACAAGTGGTACATCGTACTCATTCCCTATCAAGTATACCGACACGACAAACGGCGGTAACATGGGAATCGCAGATAAGCTCGATACTGACCGTCAGAACGTGCGTGTTAAGGCAGATTTCAACCTCAAGGCAGCTAACAAGCCAGTCGTGGTTGCAATCGCTGAAACAACAGCAAACATGGGCGATGAGCAAATTGTAAATCTTCTCGATACTGAGTTTGATTCACAAGCGCAGTCTCTTATGAACCTCATGGCTCAGAACCTTTATACTGGTAACGGTACAGGTAATGATTGGGATTCACTCGCAAACGCAGCAGCGGACTCAACATTGTTTGCAACGTATGGTGGACTCTCTCGCTCAACATACTCAGCATGGAGTGGCTATTACCTCGCATCTACAGGTGCTCTTACGCTTGCAAAACTTGCGACAGCAGATGATGCAGTTACTATCGGTGTTGATTCACCAGACCTTGCACTTACAACTAAGTCTATCTGGTCAACATACGAAAGTCTTTTGACACCATCAGTACGTGCAAACTTCTCAACAGCGGGATATCCTAAGATGAACGCATGGGGTGGAGTTCCAGCAAGTCCAGGATTGGGCGCTTCTCAAGGATTCGTGTACCTCACATTCCGTGGTACTCCAATTGCTAAGGATGAACAAGTACCATCTGGTAAGTTCTTCCTTACAAACACTAAGGGATTCAACTTTGTAGGATTTACCTACCAAGATGAAAACATCATGACTGCAAACTTTAAGCAGACTTCTGATGCAACACCTAGTGGTGTTCCTGGTAATGTTAAGTCAACTCGTGGCTTCCAGTTCCGAAAGATGATGTCTCCAGTTGACCAGCTTACTAAAGTTGGTTATCTGATTTACGCAGGTAACTTTGTCGCTACGTCACCACGACTCCAGGGACAACTTGCAGGTACAACGTAAGTTATAGTCAATTATTACAAATTAAGGGGTGCTACCCCAAACATGGTAACGGTTAAGAACCAATACCTGAAAAACATATATGAACCAGATTTCATTTCAGTCAGTTTATAACACAATCACAGCGCGTGGTGAGTTTAAACTCGGTCAACGCGCTACGACTCCTGATGGTCGTGAGTGGCAGTTTATTAAGGCGGATACTGCAATTGCTAACAGCCTCATCGCTGTGCCAGATGCAGTAACGTCAGCAGACCTGTGGAGTTCTTCTACAGATAATCAGGGTCGCATCGTATATCTTACTCGCGCTGCATCTACAATGACTGTAGGAGCGTTTGAAGATGCTATTGGTGTTGTTGATGACGGTACAGGTGTTGGTCAGACTTTTAAGGTCAAAACTAACAACGGTACTACAGTTACCTTGTATCCTGAATCAGCTCTCGGTACAGCTCTTGCTGTTGCTGATTCTGATATCACACTTATGACAATGAGTGTGTGTGACCCAGCCGCTATTACGTCAAAAGTGCAAATGGCTCAAGGAGCTACTCAGGTTTCATTCGCTGCCGCTGATTACGGCTGGATTCTCACCGGAGGTGATGGTCGTGCAGTTGCAGGTGAAGCGCTTGTTGTAGGAAAATCTTTTACAACTGGAGATGATACAGTTGGACAGGTTATCAAAGGAATTACCGCAACTGGTGGTTTCGATGCTCAGACTCTTGGATACTGTATTGTTCCAAACGCAGCAGCAGACCAGGGTACACTTGTACGTTATAACATTCGATAATGTTTTGCTCTTGCCCCTGCATGGGGGTAAGGCGCAGAACATTAGTTCTGTCTCGAGGAAAGACAAAGCCTTGAGTTATTAGGTTAAGTTAAAACATCATGTTTGAAAAAACAAATGTAAACACTTCTAAAGATGCGACTGTTGTTTCTTTTCACAACGGTAGTTCTGAGGATTTTACGCCTCAGATGGGGTGCATGTACAATGGGAATGCGATTACAGGTAAAAATGGTTTTGCTGGTATAGCAAAAGGAGAGACAATTGTTCTTCCATATCATATTGGAAAACAGCTTGCGTTAAACCTCGCAAAGTATGTGATGAACAACTCTGTTGCTGCTATAGATGTGCCAGGTAATCCAGTAGGAAAACCTATTTGGAGTGAAACCACGTTATACGACCTTGCACGTAGTTTTGTGAAAGAATTGTATGATGAGGGTGCGCCGGCTCAGCAATCTGAGACTGAAAAGCTCCTTGCAAAGGTTGAGGAATACAGAAAAATTACTGAGCAAGTTTTGGAAAAATACGGGGCTACTAAAGATGTCGTAGTTGCTTCTGACTCAGGAGAGTTTAAGGATAAAGCAGAAGTGATTGCGGAACTTGAAAAGAAAGGTATCGCGCATGACAAGAGAAAGAGTAAGGCAGAATTGGAGAAACTTTTGACTGTCGCATAGTCAAAAAACAAGCTGATGTGCATAGACAGTATGAGGTGCAAGCCCTCACACCAGCTATATGGATATACAAACCATACAACAAGAAAAAAACGATAGTTTGAAGTCTCTTGCTGAGGTTACTATGAAAGTATCTGATGCAAAAGCTGCGTTATCTGCATTAAAAAATGAAGAAACTGAGTATCTTGTTGAGCGAGAGGAAAAAACACATGCACTTGTTACTTCTGTTATGTCTGATAGTCAGGAAATATTGAAAAAAACGCAAGAAAATTATGGTGAAGTAAAAAGTATCGTGTCTCTTGCAAAAGAAACGTGCGATATTGTAGTACAAGCGTATGATGATATCCATTCTTTGACAACATTATTTGACAAAAAGACAGAAGATTGGCAAAAGTCAGTATTGGAAAAGGAAAAAGAGTTTGCGGTAATCAAAAAAAACTTAGACACTGAATCGGTAGTCATCGAAAATGAAAAAAAGAATATTGAAAAGACAAAAAAGGCGCTGCAAAACGATAGAAAGTTACTCAACGACAGAAAAGATATGCTTGAGCGTACTATTACAAGATTAAAAGTTACATTATGAATGCACCAATAGACAAAAACTTTGTAAAAACAGCACTCGGAGTATGGTGCGTTGACGGTGTTACAACCATTCCAATAGCTATTGACCCTGCAACTGGCGCTGTACAAGTTGATACCGTTTCTACTATTTCTTTCTCACCAGAAGATATCGCACCGAGAGATGAGAATGCAGAGCCGGTCTTGCTTGCTGAGAGTAGTGTAGATGGAAGCGCGACACCTGTGTATGTAAATGCTGATGGTGCAATTTTAATAGATTATTAAATATATTTTTATGACTGACGCAGAAAGAGACCAGAACCATGTAACAGTAACGCTTGGAGTTTCAAGTGATGATAATGTCACAACCCTACCAATTAAAATTGACCCTATTACGGGGAGATTGATTGTTGATATCGCTACAAATCCTGGAACTGTAACAACAGTATCAGTTGCAACAGCAAATGGTTTTTCCGGAACTGTAGCAACTGCAACAACAACTCCAGTTATAACAATTAGTACAACTGTTACTGGGTTGTTAAAAGGAAATGGTACTGCAATTTCTGCTGCGATTGCCAATACTGATTACCAGTCGCCAATCAATCTTACAACAACAGGTTCAAGTGGTGCAGCCACTTTTAATGGAACTACATTAAATATACCGCAATATGTTGCAACTGGTGATGTTGTTGGACCAGCATCAGCTACAGATAATGCAATAGCTCGATTTGATACAACAACTGGAAAACTCATACAGAACTCAACAGTTACGATAGCTGATACAACTGGAGTTATTGCAGGAACTCAAGGTGTAACAATTAGTGGTGCAACTTCTGGTACTCTTCTGATAAAAAGTGCTGCTGTATCAGGAACAAATACAATTACTTTTCCTGCTGGCACAACTGATTTTAGTGCAACAGGTGGTACTTCTAGGGTTTTAATGCAAACAAGTGCTGGAGCTGCAATAACAGTTGCTCAACTTGCTGCATCTAACTTATCAAATGGCACGACAGGTTCAGGTTCTGTTGTACTTGCAACTTCACCAACACTTGTAACTCCTGTACTTGGAACTCCATCGTCAGGTACGCTTACAAGTTGTACAGGACTTCCTATTGTTGGAGGTACGACAGGTACACTTTCTCTTGCACGTGGCGGTACAGGACTTACTTCAATCTCCGCCCTTTCACTATGGGTCGCAAACAGTGCGAACACACTCGTAGAATTAACTCCATCAGCAGGACAATCAATTAGAATTAACGCAGGTGGCACAGCATGGGAGGCATACACACCATCAGCAGGTGCAAGCGGTATAACTATCGGCACAACTACTATAACGAGTGGTACAAACACCCGTATTCTTTACAACAATGCAGGAGTCGTTGGTGAATACACGCTAACTGGCACGGGGACAGTAGTTGTAATGCAAACATCACCTACACTCATTACTCCTGTATTGGGTGTTGCGACTGCTACCTCAGTAAATGGATTGACTATAACCACAACAACGGGCACTTTGACGATGACCAACGCAAAGACACTTTCAGTAACAAACACACTCACCCTCTCAGGTACAGATTCTACAGTGATGACGTTTCCAACAACGTCTGCGACTATTGCAAGAACTGATGCAGCGCAAACATTCACGGGGACTCAAACAATCACGCAAATCGACATGGGTAACACTGACACCTCAATCACGCGAGGTGCAGCAGGAATTATCGCTGTCGAGGGCGTGAACGTACCGACAATTTCTTCAACAGATACACTTTCAAACAAAACACTCACTGCGCCTAAGTTTGCAAGTGGTGGATTCATTGCAGATGCAAACGGTAACGAGCTTATCATCTTCACCACTACAGCAAGTGCAGTGAATGAAATAACGATTGCAAACGCTGCGACTGGTGCAAATGCAACAATAACTGCAAGTGGTGGCGATTCAAACGCGGGTATTGACGTTGTATTGAAAGGTACAGGTACATTCAACCTCAAAGGAAACGCGACACAAGCTGCGGAACTTCGACTCTACGAAGATACTGACGCAGGTACAAACTACTCAGCGTTTAAGGTTGGTACTCAGGCAGGAAACCTAACGTATACACTTCCAACAGCTCTTGGCGCAGCAGGTTCGGTACTTACAGATGCAGCAGGTGATGGGACACTTTCGTGGGCAACGGGTGGTGGTAGCGCGAATCCCGGCTGGGACTTTGTGAGCTACACAACAGCGAGTGGAACTACTGACATCACCGTATCAGGACTCGACCTTGCTACTGATATTTGTTACAAGATTATTCTTGAAATAACTGAAAGTGGTACGAACCAATCAGCAACACCGTTTGTTAGAATAAATGGCATTACTACAAGTACATACGATTACATGGTTTCGTATGCAATCTTTTCATCAGGTAGTATAGGCACAGCTTGGACTACCGCTGGTGCTAACGGAACTAGAGCATATCTTATTTCAACTGGTAATCCACACAACTTCTCAAGCGAGTTTATTTTCAATATGCTTGGAGTATCCGGCGGGACAAAGCGCGTTGTAGGTCGCCATAATTCAACAGGAACTTCAAATACTGGAGATGAAATGCAAACTGATATAGGTTCTTTCCGAGAAACGAGTCAGACTAACATGACCTCAATCCTATTTGGTGACCTCTCAACAACAAAGGATTGGAAAGTGTGGGTGTTCAAATCAGCTCAGTCTTAAAATATGAAAACAACTTTTTCAGCAGGGAAATGGGTTACAGAAATCAGCGATGATTTCATAAATCCTCAAACAGCACTCTCTGCTGATGGGAGAATTGGTAATTGGTTTTTTGATGAGGTGTCAGCAGGTACAGCATCGTATATAAGTGTTGCAGGTAGAGCAGGCGTGGTGCGGTTAGCAATCGCTACCGCAGCAGCAAGCGTTACGAACTGGTTAGGTTGTATGGGTGTACAAATCACTGAGCGCACTCTCAATCCTGTTTTTGAGTGTGAAATGCTTGGCTCTACTGATACCGACCACCGTATCATCGCAGGATTTCACCAGATTGCCACCAACACGACTATTTCAGCAGATACTAACCAATCAGCAAATGAAATCTTTTTCAGAAAACAAGCAGGGCGTACTTATTACGAATGTGTTACACGTTCAGCATCGGGTTCAGAAAACATAGTTGAGTTACCGACAGTATCAGCAGGAGTGTACCACGTTTTGAAAATCGAAGTTCGTGACCTGATAGGAACTGTATTTTTCTATGTTGATACAGTGCTTGTTGCCACCGTAACCCCTGCTGTGCCTACTAGTGGTACACGTTTAACAATGGCTGTAGGTCATGGAGTCACAAGTACAGTAGCACGACAAATAGATATAGATTATTTAGCATTAAAGTCGTAACCATGTCTCTCTCAATGATTGGAACAAATACAATAGAGATAGACTGGAAAAACTTTGTTTCCGGCATGTCTTCATCAAACTTCTCACAAGATGCTGGGTTTTCTCCTGGGAATGCAGGTGTTTCAAGTACTAAAACAGTAGTGAATCCACTTGCAGTTCCAGGGTTGATATATCCACCTGGTCCAACGACTGACCACAGCACTAATCTTACTGGCGAAATGATATGCTCCTGTGAAGACCCTAGTGGCTCAGCAGTACGACTCTTTGTATCTACTGATGCACAGCAAGACGGGCGTTTCTTCTCGTATGCCTCAAATGGTGTACTTACTGAAAGAGGTGCAGAAGATACAGCAGGAAATTACATTTATGGGCGTTCAGATATGATTGCGTTTCAGAGTGAGGTGTATGTAACAAACTCAGATAACATCGTTCGATGGCAGCAACCAAATACATTTAATTATACGTTTTTTACTTTTAGTGATGGATTTGCTCCACATCCTGCAATAGTGTATGAAGATAACGCATTCTATGGTGATGGTAACTTACTTCTAAGACAAACAAGCGCTGGGAGTGCTCCGTCTACTATTTTAACGCTTCCAACTAATCAAGTTATTGTAGCGCTTGGAATTGACCCTGGTTCTGGCATGATGCTTATTTCAGTTATTGACCAATACAACGTGAGCGGAACGATAAACTCTCAAGCGCGAGTTTTGTATTACGATGGATTCAGCAATAAGGCACGTAAGGTGGTACTTGTGGATGATATGATACTCGCGTTTTATAATGTGGGGAGTACGATGTATATAACGTATGGACAAAAACTTGGATACTGGACAGGTGCAGGTATACAGTTTTTAAGAACGCTTGAGGTATCATTTGACAACGCAGAATTGCCATACAAACATCATATTACAAACATTGGTGAAATCTTGTATGTTATTACACGTACTTATATTCTTGCGTATGGAGAGATTGTAAAAGGAGCTGGAAATAGTTTTTATTATTGTCTGAGAAACTCATCCGGTGATTCAGGTAATTATACGCTTGTAACAAATATAGGACAAAATACACTTGCTGTTTCGTTTGCTACTGGAAAGTTGTTTACGTTTGATACTACAAATGTCAGTGAGGTTCTAACAGGAGGTGCATATTTCCGTACACTTAAATATCATATTGAAAGAAAAGTCACTTTCACCCAGTGCGTTATCCAATTTGGCGCTGCGATACCTACCTCAGATAATATTGGTACATTATACCTAATTACTGACGATGGAGAGCTTATAGAAGTAGGGACACTTAATACATCTACCATACCAACAAATATAGCGATTAGTGGTAATATCTTGGGTACAGCAAACGGTACTACAGCAACATTTACTTTTCAAAGTGCAGAGACTCGAACGATTCAGGTTTTATGGGTGAATACACCAAGTAATGCGACGAAAGTTTGTCCTATCCAGCGTATTACACTTTTTTCTAATCCAAAATAACATGATTGACCAAAATGTAAAAATGTACATAGATGAACAAATACGCAGTCACATTCATGACGGTAATCTTTCACAGCGCGTAGATTTTGACGCTATATTTGGTACGTTTCCTATTTCAACAAAGCAACCAACAGGTGCGCCGTCCTCCGTGTTTAATCAGGTAACGATGTACAATGGAAATATCTATATGTACGACACACTCAACAATGAGTGGAAAATAGCGTCTGGTGGGTATATTTCTATCGCTAAAGATACCAATGGAACGACAAATGTAGATGTTTTTGGAGCTTCTGGAGCACCTTTTGACTTTACTGTAACTGCTGTTTATGTCATCGCAAAGGATATTACCGCTGGTAATATCACTCTCCTACAAGGCGCAAACACTGTGTGTACTATCGCAAAAGGTTTTGTCCCTGGTGCTATGATTGGCGCGACAGGACTTGCAAATACTGTATATGCAAAAGGAGATGTGTGTCAGATAGATTCAACAACAGCAGGAAATGCGACAGTTATTATTCATTTTAATATTTAATTATGCTTACCTATTCACAAAGTATCGCGCGTCTACAGGCGATGACAAAAACACCAACAACTGATACTGCAAATACAGCGTTACTCACGCAGTTTTGGAATGAGTCAATACAGGCTATTTGCTCGATAGGTGGTGGTAAATGGTGGTTCTTAGAGGTTGAAAAAGAGGTTGAAACAACCGCAAATCAGGCGTATGTCATTGTCCCTAACAACATGCGAAAGATTATAGACATACGACAGACAAATGGCTCAGGAGTCAGTGCGGTCATTTATTTAATTCGTATGGTGTTTGATAGTTTTAAATGGAATAGCATACTTTCTGCGAAACTTGGAACAAGTAATGTGCCGTGGTACGCATATCACAAAGAAAATAAGGTATATATTCAGCCAATACCGTCTGAAACTGGCAATATTATCACCATTCGTGGGCGCAGAGCTATAAAAGACCTCTCTATCGCTGATGTTACGAGCGTAACTGTTGTGACAGCTACTAACGGCTCAACAGCAGTTACTGTCAGTGGCTCTATGACTCAAGATTTTGTTGGTAGATTTATTCGTATCACTGAAACAAGTGCTACAAATGGCGGCGATGGGTACTGGTATGAAATAGGCTCAGTGACAAACGCAACAACCATAAACCTCTCTAAGCCATACGAGGGTGAGTCAATTGTTGCCGGTACTGCTGCTTGTACGATTGGTCAAGTACCGTTTTTACCGGAGGCATACCAACTTGCGCCAATTTACCGCGCCCTCGCTCTGTGGTTACAAATAAATGACCCGCTCCATAGTTCTGAGCGTATCAACGCATATTGGAGATTATATGATGGTGGTGTTGAGGCTGGGTTATCTAAAGAATATGGTGGCTTTATCGGGCAAATGATGGAAGAATCAGGAGAAAGCGCTGAGGGTGCGTATGTATCGCCTAGTGAAATGAATGGTGGGAATGGTCAGTTTCCCCCATATTGGTATCCGTGGCAAAATGCGAGTGGTTTAAATTAGTGTAATATATAACGTATGGACTCACTTAAAAATTATGGAAGTTTTAGCTCTCTTGGTGCTTTTTCTCCAAAAAAGAAATATACACAATCTGTTGCAACACCGCAGAGTTTGCAGAATATGTCTTTTACAGGTAAACCAGTACAAGTGCCTACTACTGGAGTTTCTACAGTGCAAAACTCAAGTAATGGCGCAACTGCACCAGTAAATCCAGCAGTAAAGACACCGCAAGCACAGAAATATCTTGCGTCTATTTCTGCTACACCAACTCCACAAACACCAACACCGCTTGTTGGTAATGTACAAACTCCGAGTGGTGCTACAGTAAATACTCAAACAGGTGGACTGATTCAAGCACCGAAAGTTGACCCGCAACAAGGATATCGTGATGCGTTTCAGCAGTATATTTCTGCGTTACAGCCATCTTCTGAGGAAAGTCAGGCGCGTAAGTATTTGTCTAATTTGACATTACAGCAGAAGAAAGACCAGGAAGAAGCGCTGAATCGTGGTGAATCACTTGGATTCGCTACTGGTGAAGCGCAGCGAGTGAATCGAAACAATGCTTTTGCTATTGAGGGTGCTGCAAGTGCGGTTGACGCATTAACAGCGCAGAGACAAGGAATGACTGAGGCGCAGAAAGCAAGAATGGATTTTGAGAAGTCACTCCTTGGAGATACACGAGAGCAAGAACGATTTACAGCAGAGCAACAAGCTAAAACACGTCAACCATTTGAACTTGGAGAGGGGCAGTCACGATATGAGTTTAACCCTGAAACTGGTAAATATGAACAAATAGCAAATGTTGCTAAGACGTATTCACCAAAAGATACGTTTAGTGTTGGAGAGTTTAGTGGCACGTTGAGTCCACTTGCTCAGGCTGTACAAAATGGAACTATATCTATAGATAAACTTCCGTCTGCACAACGCTCACAGATTGCTGCTGAATTAGCTACTTCGGGTATTCAGTCTCCACGTCAACAATCACTTCAATCAAATATAGATGTAGTTGATGAATTACTAAAGACTGACACTGATGCTATTACTGGCATAGGACAAAATCCACTCAATTATATTGGCGTTGCAAACGCGCGACCACTCAATTTGTTTAATCAGTTGAAAGGTATACTTTCTCTTGAAAACCGAGAGAAACTAAAAGGAAGTGGTGCTATTTCTGATTTTGAGTTTAAGGTATTGGCTCAAGCAGCAACGTCACTTGGTAGAAACCTTAACAACAAAGATTTCAGAAGTGAATTACAGAAAGTCAAAGATGTATTTGAGGGCAGATATCGTTTGACAGAGGGACAAAACCCACAACAAAATATCGCTCCTGATGAAGAGGCTGAATTGCTAAAACAAGGTTTTACAAAACAACAGATTGATGCCTTTAAGGGTACTCAGTCTTTTAAATCAGTTGGCAACACTACAGCTTCCATTCCTAAGACTTCACGACTTGCGTATGTAAATAATAATCCTGGAAACTTACGTTTTGCAGGTCAATCTGGTGCGGTCAAAGGTGAGAATGGTTTTGCTAAGTTTAAGACACCCGCTGACGGTGTTACAGCTCTTGAAAATCAAATTAAACTCGATGCCTCACGTAATCTAACACTTGCTCAATTTGTTGGTAAATACGCACCACCAACTGAAAACGACACAAACAAATACATTCAGGATATTATCAAAATTACTGGAGCGCAGAAAAATACACCAATTAAAAACATTGATTTACGCACTCTTGTTAAGGCAGTTGCCAAAAAAGAGAGTGGTACAATAATTTCATAATATGGAACCACAAAAAGACATCGGGGCAGCGCTTCAAGAGATTCGTGCTCGTAAAACAGCACCTCAAAAAGACATCGGGGCAGCACCTCAAAAAGACATCGGGGCAGCGCTTCAAGAGATTCGTGCTCGTAAAACAGTGCAACCAGAACAACCGCAGCAGGATGGAATCATAAAATCTATCGTGCGCCCATTTGGTAGACTTGCGGTGAATGCCATAAAAGCAGGACAAATGATTGCGGGTCAAGACGTAGATAAGGCTGCTCCAATAAACTTGCCATACTTAGGAGCTACTAAACCTGTTGGTCAAGAGGGTACATTTACTCAGAAAGTAAAAGAAAGCCTTGGAGTAGGTGCTGAAATAGCATCTACCGTAGTGCCTGCTGGTCGTGTAGCGCCTATTGCACGTACTGGGTTAAAGGGCTTATCGGGCAGGGAATCAAAGAGGGTGCAAAAGCCGGAGCATTCTCAGGCTCAATATACGGCGCTGGAAAGGCTATACAAGACCCTGATGCTACAATCGGCTCTGTAGCGGCTGAAACAGCATTGGGCGGCGGTATAGGAGCTGTAGGAGGTGGTGTACTTGGTGGTGCTATCCCTGCAATAGCAAAACCAGTACGTGGGTTAAAAAACATTATTCAAAAAGATGTGCAAACACTCAGAACAGAGAAAATCGCAGAGGGACTTAAAGCGCAAAATGCACGTCTGAAAAGTGTTGAAACGGCGTTTAATAAAAATACCGTTACTCGAAAACTTGCTGATGGGACAAAGAAAACCATTACACCAATAGATACGCTCGGTAAGTACAATATCGCTCCTGATTTTGATGGAAATAACATCGTTATGGGTGACTATAAAATAGGTACTGGCGCTCTTGGAAAAATAAAAAATAAGGTACAAGATATTGATACAAATATTGATTCTGCACTCCAAAATAGTGGCGTATCAATACCACTTGCACGACTGCGAGAGTCATTAGTTATGGGTATAAAAAATAATCCAGAACTAAAACGCTCATTCAAAGTACAATCCACACTCAAAAAAGTTGACTCAGTTATTGCAGAGGCTCGTAGGACATATGGAAAATCAATACCAGTACAAGAAATAAACGAAATACGAAAGGTAGCTAACTTTGACTACTCACCTGATACTCAGGATTTCAGCCGTGTACTCGGTGATGTTGCACGTAAGTTTGTCTACAGTGCAGATACTCGCGTACAGAAGTTACTCCAAGAGCAGGGGGAACTACTCGCTGCACGGAAGTATGCAGAAAAAATAAACAACACTAAGCTACTCCATGGTACTATTGGAAAGCACGTTTTAAGAACTACAGGCGCACTACTTGGAAGTACTATAGAAAAAGCACCTGTTCTTGGTCCAGTCATCGGTATGCTTGGTGGTGAGGCTGCTGCACGCGGTTTACAAAAAGCACAATTTAAATCATTACCTGTGGAAGTAAAGGCATTACTTCAATCGCGGTCAAACAAAATTATTCCAAGTAATACTGCAAAGACAATTCCAAAAATCATACCAAAGAGTAGCGCACCTATACAAGAAGTCAAGAAACAAATGCAGGATTTTAAAGCATTTAAAAGAGATATGTCTTTAAGTAAAGAAGATTCACAAATCCAGGAGAGAGCTATAAAGAAATATGTACAAAATAAAAAAACACTTGAGGATGAATA